GAGCGTCTCCAACAAGGGCACGGCTGCGCTGTCCGCCGCCACCCAGGCCGCTGCGGCGGCGAGCTACGGCGTAGGCCGCCTCGCAATCCTGAACATGAAGGACGACGAAGGCATGCCGCTGCGCCTGGTGCCGGACGTGCTGGAGGTCGGCCCCGCGCAGGAAGCCGTCGCCAAGCTCCTCGTGGAAGCCGACAAGCTGGCGGACAACAGCCCCAACCCCTACAAGGGCACCGCCACCGTCCTGCTCAACCCGGCCATCACCGGCAACCAATGGATGCTGCACGTCACCAACAAGGCGAGCGTCAAGCCCTTCATTGTGCAGATGCGCAAGGCCCCGGTGTTCGTCTCGCAGACCAGCGAAGAGAACGACGACGTGTTCAACCGCGCCGAGTACAAGTACGGCGCGGAGGCGCGAGCCACTGGCCTGTATGGCTTCTGGCAGCTGAGCTACGGCTCCACCGGCGCCGCGTAACCCACAACCCCCTGGCAACGTCTGACGGGGGCGGTGGATAAGCCGCCCCCGAAGGATGGATAAGGAGCAACGACATGGCAAAGAACGAGCAGAAAGAACCCGAACAGAAAGCCCCCGAGCAAGAGGCGGAGGTGGTGGCCCCGAAGGAAGTAAAGGCCGCCAAACCAAAGACCGTGCCCGGCATCCGCGTGGTCACCAAGGTCGACGGCTTCCGCCGTGGCGGCCGCGCCTGGACCGGCGCCACCATCGTGCCGTGCGCCGCCTTCACGGCGCAGCAACTGACGGATATCGCGGCCGAGCCCATGCTCATGGTCTCCGACTGCGAGATCGAGGTCTAACGGCAAATGCCGTATTGCACCGCCCAGGACATGATCGACCGGTTCGGTGAGCCGGAGCTGCTCCAGCTCACCGACCGCGCCGGCGTGGGCGTCATCGATGATCAAGCCCTCGGCTTGGCTATCAACGACGCCAGCGCGCAGATCGATGGCTATCTGGCCGGGCGCTACGAACTGCCCCTGGCCACGGTGCCCACGATCCTGGTCAGCCTGGCGTGCGATCTGGCCCGCTATCAGCTCTACGACATCCGCGCAACGGATAGCGTCGAGAAACGGCGCGACGACGCCATCGCCTACCTCAAGGACGTGGCCACCGGCAAAGTCAGCCTGGGCCTATCCAGCGGCGGCGTGGCGGCAACGCCCAGCGACGGCGCGCAGATGCAATCGGGCGGACGTATCTTCGGCCGTGATACTGGCGGGTTTCTGTAATGAGCAACCTGCTCGGCGTTGAGTCTCTGATTGTCGCCCGACTGGAAGAGAAGCTGGCCGCGCACGACCCGAGGCCGCACATCCTCACGGCGCCCGATCTCGCGGACGTGGCGGAGGAAAAGCAGCTCACACCCGCGGTGCACGTTGTGTACGGCGGAATGCGTATCGCGCAGGACGATGGACACGGCTCCTACATCGAGCTGGAACAGACCTGGTACACGGTGATCGCCGTGCGCAACCTGCGCGACATGCGCAAAGGCAGCGCGGCGCGTGCCGATGCCGGCGAGCTGCTGGACGCGGTGTTCCGAGCCCTCACCGGCTGGAAGCCCGGCCTCGACATCCGCGCCCTGCGCCCGGCCACCGCGCCGCGCGCGGCTTACTCGGGCGGCTTCGGCTACTACCCATTAGCGTGGACCACGCGGATGCAAATGAGAGGAGAAGCGTAATGGCAAAGAAATCCCGTAGCCCGGATGCAGCGCAGCGTAATCCGGGGGAAGACACGCACGTCGACGTGCGCCTGCTGCACCCGCACACCCACGGCGGCCGCGACTATCCGGCCGAAGACGTGATCGCCGTCACCGCGCCGGTCGCGCGCTGGCTGATCGGCAACGGCATCGGCGAGCTGGCCGAAACCTCGACCCCGTAGCCCGGTAGCGTGCGCTATGCGCACGACCCCGGCTAGAAACAACCCTCACCACAAAGGAGAACAGAAATGCCTGATTACAGTTACATCGGTGTTGGCCAGGTCTACCTGCGCGACATCAACGGCGCGGGCGGCCTGCTGCCCATCGGCAACGTCAGTGCCCTCAACCTCGCCGTGCAGGAAGAGGCGAAAGAGTTGCAGGACTACACCGCCGCCGGCGGCGGCACGCGCAACGAAGTGCGTCGAGTGAAAGGCGTCGAGGCCAAGATCAAGCTGCACGATCTCGACCCCGCCAACCTGTCCCTGGCCCTCTACGGCGACGCCACCGCCGTGGCCGCGAGCACTGCCACCGACGAGGCCATCACCGCCAAACTCGGCGCGCTGATCCCCTTGGCGCACGTCTCCCCGACCACCGTGGTTGTCACCAACGTCGGCGCCACCATCACCTACGTCGCGAACACCGACTACGTGGTTAAAAACGGCGGCATCTTCATCCCCGCCACCGGCAGCGCCATCACCGACGGCCTGGCCCTGCTGGTCGATTACGCCTACGCCGCCCAGGACGTGGTGGAGGCACTGACCAACGCGGCGGGCGAATACGAGATGGTGTTCGACGGCGTCAACGAAGCGCGCAGCGGCAAAGCCGCCGTGGTCCGCGTGCACCGCATCCGCTTCGGCGCTGCGAGCAGCATCGATCTGATCGGCGACGACTTCGCCGGCCTGGAACTCACCGGCAAGGTGCTCACCGACACCACGCAAGGCGCGGGCCTGAGCCGCTTCTTCAAGGCGACGCTGTTGCAGTAAAGCCTAACGGGGTCTGAGTGATCAGGCCCCTGTTTTCAACTCTGGAGAAACATCATGACCAAGAGAGTACGCATCGAGAACGCAGACACAGGTAGTGACAAGGTGGTCGTGCAAGTCTGGGACAAGGGCTACCCGGAGGGCGCTCCTGACGTGATGGCCCATGAAGTGGTGCTCAACAACCCGTGCGACATGACCGGCGATGAGATTTACCTGACCAGCACACGGTATCTGGTCATCAAGGAAGCCTAACCACAAGTCTGCGCCCAATGATGGCAGTGACAAGGGGGCGCTCGCGCCCCCTTATTTCAAAGTGATGTAAAGGACGCTCATGTCGGAACTCGATCTCAAGCTTAGGCTCAGTGTCGTTAAGACCGGGCTAGAGAACATCACGGCGATCATCGGCGAGTTGAAGAATGCCGGGGTCGAGACCGGGAAGTTCGAGGATGAGGCCAAGCAACTCGGCGACGAACTGAATAAGCTGGGCCGCGAGCAAGGCCTGATCGATGCCTTCAAGAAGCTCAAAACGGAAACGCAGGCCGCCGAAAAGGCGATGGCCGACGCCAAGACCAAGGCCTCAGAGCTCGGCAAAGAACTCAAAGACACAGAGAGCCCCACCAAGAAACAGCAGGCCGCGTTCGAGAAGGCGCGCAAGGCCGCCCGCGATGCGGCCGAGGCCTATCAGACTAATGCCGTTGGCCTGCAACAGTTGCGCGGAAAAATGCAGGAGGCCGGGGTCTCCACGTCCGGCCTGGCTGCGCATCAGTTACGGCTACGCAAGACGCAAGAAGGCCTGGTCGCATCCGGTCAATCGCTGACCCAGTCGTTGCAGGCCTCGTCCGAGGCCGCGAAGCAATCCGCCGCGGCGAATGCAAAACAGTCCGCCGACATGGAGCTGCTCGGGCTCCGTGCGCACAATAAAATCCAACAAGAGATCGACGAAACCCGCGCGGCCTACGACCGTCTCGCCTCATCCGGCAAACTCTCTAGCGCCGAGCTGGCGAATGCGGCGCTCAAAACCGAGGACCGTGTCCGCGAGCTGAAGAAGCAGACCGGCGACTGGGCCAATTCCCTCGGCAACGCCAAGACAGCGCTGGCCGGTCTCGCGGCGAGCGGCGCTGGCCTCGTGGCCGTGGCGGCGCAGGCCATCCAGTTCGAGTCCGCGATGGCGGACGTGGCCAAGGTGGTGGACGGCACTGAGGAACAGATTGGCGCGCTGTCGTCACGCATCAAGGAGCTGTCCACAGAGATCCCTCTCTCCGCCGACGCGCTGGCGCAGATCGCCGCCGCCGGCGGACAGCTCGGCGTGCCCATCGAGAAGCTGGAAACATTCATCCAGTTAGCCGCGCAGATGTCCGTCGCCTTCGGCCTTTCCGCCGACGAGGCCGGGCAGGCGGTCGCCAAGCTCTCCAACATCTTCGGTCTGCCCATCGAGCAAGTGGAGAAGCTGGGCGACGCCATCAACACCCTCGGCAACACCACGGCCGCGAAAGAGGCTGACATCGTCGGCGTGCTGACCCGCATCGGCGGCACGGCCAAACAGTTCGGACTCTCCGCCGAGCAGGCCGCCGCGCTGGGCACGGCCATGCTGAGCCTGGGCGTGAAGAGCGAAGTGGCAGGCACCGGCATCAACGCGCTGCTCTCCAAGCTGCAAACCGCCAACGTGCAAGGGCCGGAGTTTCAGGCCGCGCTCGCCGGCATAGGCCTGTCGGCGGAACAACTGGCGAACGACATCCGCGACAAGCCGCAGCAGGCGCTCATCGACTTCCTGCGCACCCTCGCACAACTCGACAAACAAAGCCGCGCCGAGACGCTGACCCGCTTGTTCGGGCAGGAGTATCAAGACGATATCGCGCGTCTGCTCGGCGGCCTGGACCAATACGAGACCGCCCTGACCCGCGTCGGCGACAGCGCGCAGACAGCGGGCGCGATGCAGAAAGAATTCGAGACCCGCGTAAAGACCACTGAAGCGCAGATTCAACTGCTGAAAAACGGTGTCGAGACCATCGCCATCAACCTCGGCAGCGTGTTCCTGCCCGCGCTACGCGAGATGGTCGGCGCGCTGGGCGATGCGGCCGGTGCGGTGGCGAAGTTCGTCGAGACCTTCCCTGCCATCGCGGGCGTCGCGGGCGCGATCGGCACGGCAGCGGCATCCGCCGGGGCGCTCAAGCTGGCCTTCCTGGCGTTGCGCGTCGCCGGCGTCGGCTCGTTCGCGGCGATCTCCGCCGAGGTGGTCGCGCTGAACAAGACGCTGCCTGCCCTGGCGGCGCAAGCAGGGAAAACGGCCGCGATCATGAAGGCCGCAGGGCTCAGCGCGGCGGCGGGTTGGATCGGCTGGAACGTCGGCACCTATCTGCGCGAAGAGTTCCTGGTGGTGGAGCAGGCCGGCATCGCGTTGGCGGCGGGTATGACCAAACTCGCCGAGCGCGCCCGATTCGCGCTGGAGGTGCTGAACACGCCTGTCGATGGCAACACCCTCGACAACATCAACGCCGCCTATGACCGGATGCAACTCAACCTCGCGGCCATCGA